TAACTTCCCCAACTTCAGATTGGAGTGTTCAATGTTTTAGAAATAATATTTTAGTAAATACTATAAACGGGCAAGGTTTAGGAACTTTTCCAATTTTTACAGAACAAAATGTTAACGGATTAGATGCGACTTTAAGATTTACAGTAAATTCAGAAAGTGGAAATACAATTGACTTAGAAATTCAAAATTCAATTTTAGTTTCTTTGGTTGGAATAGCTACGCCTTTAAATACTGTTACAATTTTATGTGACGCTATTTCACCAAATTTAGATATTAATTTAAACGCACTTTCTCCAAATATTAAAATTTCCGATTTCTTTAGTGGAATTTTAAATATGTTTAACTTAACTATAAATCCAATTTCAGCAACTGAATTTGAAGTTGAAACTTTGGAAAGTTGGTATTCAAAAGGAGTAATAAAAAATATTACACTAAACACAAATGACACTTACGAAGTTGGTAGGGTAAAATTATATAAGCAAATAGATTTCAGATATCAACAAAGTGAAACGATTTTAAACCGTAAATTCTTTGGATTCAACCAAATGGAATATGGTAACCTTAGAAACGTATTCCAAAATGACGGAAGCGATTTTAAAATAGAATTACCATTTGAGAATTTATTACAACAAAAGTTTACAGATATAAACATACAAGTTGGGTATTCAGTCGATATAAACGGGCAACCGATTACACCAAAACCGATGTTGTTGTATATGAATGACGGGCAAAATATAAGCGCAAACCCTATTGAGTTTTTTGCAGGTGAATTAGGCTTTGTTACATTAAACGCTTATATGCCGTTCGGTCAAGATTTACAATATAATCAAAATCTTTTCTCTTTAAATTGGGGTGCTGAAATTTCAAGCTTTTATCTAAACGTAATTAGTAATTCTTTATTCGCTACTTATTGGAGTAATTATTTAGCAGGTTTATACGATTTAAGACAACGTTTATATACGTTCCAAACAATGTTACCACTATCGAAATTAAACAGCTTAAAACTAAACGATAGGTTAGTTATTGAAGATAAACGATATTTAATAAACGACTACAAAACGAACCTAACAACTGGTATTGTAAACCTTACTTTGTTGGAGGATTTTAGAACGATATTACAACCGCTTATTTTCAATATGCCAGAAAGCGCGATTTGTTTTGAGGCAATGATTTTTATACCAAACGATGCGAATTCTTTTGAGTTAACAACAGAAACGGCAGGAGTAACGATAACACCAAACACCGCAACGGTTGATAGTTTAATTAATATCTGTATTCCAACTTCGAGCGAAACAACGATAACAACGGAAGAAGAAATTGATATAACAACGGAAGACGGTGAGGTTTTAATAACCGAAGATTCGGGAGCTTCAACAATTACCATTTTGGTAACTTTTGACAATGGAACAACTAACGAAATAATAATAACGAGAAATGCTTAGACTATTAATTGAATTACTAAGGGTAGATGAATTTACTGGAATAAGTGAAAACATTGATATTGCAAAAGGTCAATACAAATTAAACACTTCGGTTAAGGAATCGTGGAAACAAGCAAAAAGAAAATACATAGCTAATAATACTTATAATGGCAGAAAAGAAAGTAATTGAAATCGATATTGAGTCTAATTTAGGTTCGTTAAAATCGCAACTTAGAGAGGCACAAACCGAAGTCGCTTCGTTAAGTGATAAATTCGGAGCGACCTCACGTGAGGCGGCAGAAGCGGCAAAAAGAGCGGCGGATTTAAAAGATAGAATTGGAGATGCGAAAGCGTTAACAGATGCCTTTAATCCAGATGCTAAATTTAATGCTTTGAGTTCGTCAATTGGAGGCGTTTTAAACGGTTTTCAAGCTTACGAGGGTGCGTTGGGTTTAATCGGAGTTGAAAATGAGGACTTACAAAAAACGTTGTTGAAAGTTCAATCCGCAATGGCACTTTCTCAAGGTTTGCAGGGTATTGGAGAAGCAAAAGATAGTTTTGTTCAATTAGGTTCAACGATTAAAAATTCATCTATTGTTCAGAAAGCTTACAACTTTATTGTTTACGGAACTACAACAGCAACGACGGCGCAAACCATAGCTACAAATATTCAAACAGGAGCAACAGTTGGTGCAACAACAGTAACAAAAGCATTAAGAATTGCAATGTTATCTTTGCCGATTCTAGCTATTGTTGCAGGACTTGCCGCTTTAGCAGGTGCAATGGGTTTATTTGGAGATGAAACAGAAACAGCCGAAGAAAAGCAAGCTAAATTAGATAAACAATTAGAAAAAACAAACGCTCAAATTGATAAACAAAAAAAATCAACAGACCAATTAACTGAAATAATTGATAAACAAACAAGAATTGATTTAATAAAAGCAAAAACACGCGGTGCTAGTGAAGCAGAATTATTAAGAATTCAAGAAGATGGAGCAAAAAGAAGAATTGAAATTTTACAAAATGAAGCAAAACAGGCAGAAAAACTTTATTTAAAATTATCAAGAACAGGAAGCACAAAAGAGTTTGAAGCAGCTGAAACTGCAATGTTAGAAATTCAAAAAGAATTAACGGATGCACGTTTAACTTTACAAGAAACGGAAGCTGAAAGAATTTATCAATCCAAACAAAAAACAATTGAAAAATCAAAAACACAAAATCAAAATAAATTAAATGCAGAACAAGAATATAATAATAAACTTCGTGAATTTCAAGATGCAATTGAAGCTGAAAGACAAGCTAAAATAACAGATGCTAAGGAAAAAGAATTACAGGACTTAGATAATAAATACGAACAATTATATGCCAAAGCAGATGCAGCAGGGCAAAGCGATAAAGAACTAATTGAAAAGCAACAAGCTGAAATAACAGCTATAAATGATAAGTATGCAAAAATACAAGCGGACGCGTTATTAAAAGCAAAAGCAGATGCTAAAAAATTAGAACTTCAACAAGAACAAGATTATTTAAACGAAATTGAAGCAATACAAGAACAAAATTTTCAAAATGGTTTAACAGAACAAGAAAAAGAAATACAAACGGTTAACGATAAATATTTCAGACTTGAAGAACTTGCAAAAGATAATGCGGAACAATTAGCGATAATTGAAAAAGCTAAAACAGATGAATTATCAGTTATTAATGAAAAATATAATAAAGAAGAAGTAGGTCGACAAAATAGCCTTAGACAAAGCCGTTTACAAATGACTGCGGACGCTTTTAGTGCAATTGGTGATTTGGTTGGAAGCTTTAACACTAAAAACGACAAAGATGCACGTAAACAATTCCAAATTCAAAAAGCTTTTAATTTAGGTGCTGCAATTACAAACACAGCGATGGCGGTAACGGGTGCGTTAACAGCAGGTGGAAATCCAATTAAGTTGGCAACGGGAGCGCAATTTGTTGAGGCAGGAATAGCGGCTACCGTCGGACTTGCAAACGTTGCTAAAATTGCTTCTACTCAATTTGGTAGTAACAGCGGTGGTGGTGGTGGTGGCGATGTACCAACGCCAAATTCAACTTTTAACCCCTCTTTTAACGTCGTTGGTAACAGCGGGATTAATCAATTAGCAGGAATACAACAGCAACCTGTTAAAGCTTATATTACAACGGGCGAAGTATCAACGGCTTTGAGTTTAGAACGAAATACACTACAAAAAACAACTTTTTAATTATAAGATTATGGAAAGAAAAGTAATTGAAATGCTTATTAACGATTTGGAAGACGAAGTTTTTGCGATTTCAGTTGTTACAAAACCTGCAATCGAAGAAAACTTTATTGCACTTTCGGAACACGAAATTGAATTGAAAACTATCGACGAAGATAAGCGAATTTTAATCGGTGCGGTTTTAGTTCCTGAAAAGGAAATATTAAGAGTCGACGCAAAAAATAACCCTTACTATATTAAGTTTTCAGCTGAAACAATTAAGGTTTCAAGTGAATTGTTTTTGATGCGATCAAAACAAAACAACGTAACACTTCAGCACGCTAAAAAACTTGACGATATGTCGGTTGTTGAAAGTTGGATTGTAGAAGATAGCAAGGTAGATAAAAGCGCTTTGTATGGCTTTGATTACCCCAAAGGAACGTGGGTTGCAATGATGAAAGTTAACAACGACGATGTTTGGGAGCAAGTGAAAAGCGGTGCAATTAAAGGGTTTTCAATCGAGGGTAAATTTAGCGATAATACGAACCTTTCGGAATTGGATTTATTAGAACAAATTAAGGAATTATTAAAACAAATATAAAATGAAGAATGATTTAATTATCGCTTTGAACGCGATTGAACAAAAACACGAAGTAGAGTTGGGTGCAATTGACGATTTAAATAAGTTATTAGTAAGAATGAAAGCCATTGACGGAGCATTATCTAAATCAACTCAAAAAGCCGTTAATTCTTTAAATTCTTTTACTAAGGTTCAGATTGATTTAAGCGATTCTTATTCTCAGGCTACTTTAGACAAGCAAGACGCACAAGACGAAATTAAATTAGCTTTAAGTTTAATTAGTAAAATTTCAGCACAAGCAAAAGATTTAGGATTAAATCCTAACGATATTAAAGGAACAAAAGAAGTAGTTGATTTTACTGCAAACTTAGAAGATACAATTGCTATCTTAACAAGAAATGAAACAGATATGAAAAAAATAATTTCAATATAAAAACACAACAAAAATTAAATTCTTAATTATCAAAGTATGAAAGAAAAAACAATTTTAAATAAGCTCAAAGTACTTTTAGGAATGGAAGTAAAATTAGAGCAAATGAAATTAGTTGACGGCATTACAGTTATTCAAGCGGATTCTTTTGAACCTGAAATGGAAGTAATGATAGTTACAACTGACGAACAAATGATTCCTTTGCCAATTGGCGAATACGAATTGGAAGACGGTAGAAAACTTACAGTTGCAGTTGAAGGAGTTATTGCAAGCGTTGAAATGGTTGAAGAAGAAACAGAACCAATTGAACCAACAGAAATACCCGTTGAAGCGAGCAACGAACCAACAGTACCGACACCAACAGCTAAGAAAGTAATTGAAACGTCGACTAAGGAAATGCACTTTTCAGCGGTTGATTTTGAAAACTTACAAACTGAAAACGAAGAGTTAAAAACTAAGGTTGCTGAATTGGAAGTTAAACTTTCAGAGGCTACAATTAAACCGATAACGTTTAATCCTGAAACACAAAACAAAGTACAAATTGATTTGTCAAAAACGGATTCAAAAACAAGAATTACAAACGAATTAAATAATTTAATTAAATAATAAAATAAAAAAATGGCTACAACATTAAATGTATCGTCAAACTACGCAGGACAAGTAGCGGGCGAAATTATCGGTAAAGCTTTTAAAGAAAGCGACACGATTAAAAGAGGATTAATAAATGTTATTCCTAACGTTGATTTTCAAATTTCAATTAGAAAAATCGAATTTACAAATGGATTGAAAAATTACGCTTGTGGTTTTGCACCTGTTGGAACGGTTACTCTTTCTGAAAAATTATTGACTCCAAAAAAATTGGATTTACCACTTGAAATCTGTAAAGAAAATTTAAGACAAACGTGGTCAAGTGCTTCAATGGGATTTTCAGCGCATAACGATGTAATGCCGAAAGATATTGAAACAGCATTAATTGCAGAAGTTTTAGGTGATGTTTCTGAAGTTACAGAAAGCGATATTTGGAACGGAGACGGTTCGGCAAACGGACACTTTGGAGGTTTCACACCTTTATTTGATGACGATGCGGATGTAATTAAAGCAAACAACGGAATTGTTCCTTTAGCAGCTGCAATTACAAAATCAAACGTTATTTCTGAAATCGAGAAAGTTTTAAATGCTATTCCTGTTGCAATTCGTAAAAGCCCAGATTTAGTAATCGGAGTTTCTGATAACGTTGCTTTGGCGTACACACAAGCTTTGGTTTCAGCAGGAATAAACAACGGTTTAGGTTCTAATGATTATCAATTGAAATACGGTCGTTACACTTTGGAAATTATCGGTGGTTTAGCAGATAATACTTTCGTTGCTTACGAACGTAAAAACTTGAATTTCGGTACTGGTTTACTTTCAGACCATAACGAAATCCGTATTAAAGATATGGACGAAGTTGATTTAAGCGGTTTTGTTCGTTTTAGAATGGTTTACACCGCTGGAGTTCAATACGCAAATTCTAACGAGATTGTTTGGTATTTATCAACAACAGCAGTTGACTAAGAAATTAATTTAATTATAAATCAAAAGGGTGGTGCAATAAACACCGCCCTTTTTAATACAAAAAACAGATGAGTTGTTTAATAGTAAATGGTCGAAATGAGTCGTGTTACGATTCAGTCGGTGGCATTGATGCTATCTATTTCGTTAATCGTGGTACGTATGTTTACCCAACAGATGTAACGTTTGAAGTTGGTACGGATACAATTACAGGAATTACGGGAATTACAGAAATTTTTAAATATGAATTGAGAGGAGTTAATTCATTTGACCAAACGCAAACGCCAAGTTCAGATAACGGAACTAATTTCGTTTCTCAAGCGTTAACGGTTCAATTGAAACAATTAACACCAACAATGCATAAAAACTTTAAGTTGATTGCATACGGAAGACCTAGCGTAATTGTTAAAAATAGAATGGACCAATTCTTTTTTATGGGTATTGAATACGGTGCGTCAATGACGGCAGGTTCTATTGTTACAGGTGCGCAAATGGGCGACATGTCTGGTTATAATATTACTTTAACAGCGAACGAGCGTATCCCTGCAAACTTCTTAAATTGTACAACTGAAGCGGGGTTGGTTGCTTTACTTGACGACGCAACGGTAGTTCCTGATTAATATTACTTTTTATTGGTTTTAAAGAGGGAGTTTAGCGACTCCCTTTTTTCATTTTAAAACAAAATAGAAACTTTTAATTATATAAGTATGCAAATAGTAACAGTAACACAACCTCAGATTTTAAGATTGATGCTAATTAGCGGAATTGATGAAATTGTGTTAACTGACGAAGCGGAAAACGTTCCTACAATTTATACTGAATTTACAACGGTCGACAAAGGTTATTATTACGAAATTACAATTGATTTGGATTTAGTAAATAATAGGTTTTATAAAATCGAAGCTAAATTTGAAGATACTTTAATTTGTTACGATAAACTTTATTGCACCGATGGAATTGATAACAGATTTACGCAAAGAGTTACACAAAACACGTTTATAACATTATGAGTAATAATAATAATACTTTCGTTCTTAATCTAGCGGAATACGAAGCGCCGAAAATTATCGAGTCGAAACAAAAAGATTGGGTAACATTTGGAGAAAACAATTCGTACTTTCAATATATTATAGACCGCTATCGAAATTCGACCACCAACAACGCCGTTATTAACGCGATAACACACTTAGTTTACGGACGTGGATTGAGTGCGTTAGACGCTTCAAAAAAGCCAAACGAGTACGCTCAATTAATGGCGATGTTATCTAAAAATGACGTTCGACAAATAGCAACAGATTTTTATATGTTTGGGCAGTGCGCTATTCAAGTTCACTACAATGATAAACACGATTCTATTGTTAAGGGTTTTCATATTGCGGTAAATTTATTAGCGCCTCAAAAATGCGATAAAGACGGAAATATAAACAACTATTTTTATTCTGACAATTGGGGAAACACACGCGAGTTTATTCCGAAATTAATTCCTGCTTACGGAACGTCAAAAGAAAAAATCGAAATACTTTATATTCGTCCTTATATGGTTGGAATGAAATATTTTGCAATGCCGTCTTATATTGGTGGAATTGGTTACGCTTATTTGGAGGAGTCAATAATGAACTATCAAATTAACGATGCCGAAAATTCATTTAGCGGAACTAAGGTTGTAAATATAATCGGAGAATTTACCGAAGAACAACAACGAACACGAAGCAACCAAATTCAACAAAAATTAACAGGTTCAAATGGTAAGAAAGTAATTGTTTCGTTTAGCGGTTCTAAAGACTTACAAACGGAGGTAACTGATATACCACTTACGGACGCTCCAGAGCACTATTCTTATTTGTCAACGGAATGCACTGAAAAGATTTTATTAGCGCATAAGGTTGTAAGTGGTTTAATTTTTGGAGTTGCAAAAAGTAGCGGTTTTAGCTCAAACGCAGACGAATTAAAGACGGCAACCGTATTGTTTGATAATATGGTTATTAGACCTATTCAAGACCGTTTAATCGAAGCTTTCGACACGATGTTAAGCTTTAATAAAATTAGTTTAAAATTATATTTTAAAACGTTGCAACCTTTGGAGTTTGTGGACTTAGAAAACGCACAAACAGCGGAACAAGTAGCCGAAGAAACAGGAACGGAATTAAGCGAACAAGTTGATTTAAGTTCGTTTGGTGAAAACGTTAATCCTAATTGGTTGCTAATTGATGAATTTGAAGTTGACTACGATACTGACGAACAAGAAAACGAGCTATTAAGCAAAGAACCGAAAGTTGAATTAAGCGTTTTAAAACAAATAATTAATTTAGTTTCAACTGGAGTTGCTTTCCCAAATTCAAAAAGTGAACAAGACGAAACAATTGACGGAATTAAATTTATTACACGTTACGTTTATGCAGGTGAAGACAAAGCAAACAGCCGTTCTTTTTGCCGTTCAATGAAAAGATTTAATAAAATTTACAGAAAAGAGGATATTGAAAGAATGAGTGCAACTTATTTGGGCGATGCTTACACAAATTCAGACGGTCGTCAAATTGGTTGGGGACCACGTGGAGCATTAACCTTTGATAGATTTTTATATAAGGGCGGTGGTAATTGCCACCATAGATGGAATAAACAAGTTTACGCTTCATTTAGTGGAGGTGGAATTGATGTTAATTCACCAAATGCAAAACAAGTGGCGGTTCGTAAAGCTGAAAAATTAGGTTACGTAATTAAAAACCCTGAATTAGTTTCGGTTCGACCTATTGATATGCCTAATCGTGGATTTTTACCTAAATAATTAAAAGATGCCAACAGTACTATTAATATCAACAGATGACGTAACCAAATTTACCACGATGTCGGGAAATATGGACGTGGACAAATTTATACAATATATTTCAATCGCTCAGTCGCTTCGTTTAGAAGAATATTTAGGAAGCGAATTATTGGAAGCGTTACAAACGAAAATCGAAAACGAAGATTTAACCGACCAATACGAACACCTAGTTAACAAGTATTGTAAACCGATTTTGATTCATTACGCAATGGTTGAATACTTACCTTTTGGAGCGTTTCAAATTGCTAATAAAGGAATATTCAAACACACCGCAGAAAACAGCGAAAGCGTGAATAAAAACGATGTTGATTTTCTTATTCAAAAAGAACTTTTAATTGCGCAGGGTTTTGTTAAACGAATGATTAAATATTTGTGTTTAAATTCAACTT